GCTGAATGCTGCAAAGAAAAAGAAACCAACTCCTAAGAAAAAGCCAACAAAGAACTCTAAAACATTCTGTATAGCCTTATCTGATTGGCAGATAGGTAAAGAGGGAACAGAAGCAACTATTGATAGATGGATGGATGCTATTCCTAAGATAAAAGAACAAATTAAAACATTAAGAAAATCTGAAACTATAGATCAGTTATTTATTGCAGGATTAGGAGATATTGTTGAGGGTTGCACAGGTTTTTATGCTCAACAAGAATTTACAGTTGAATTAGATTATAGACAACAACAAAAAGTGGCCAGAAGAATGGCTTATACAGCTATAAAAGAATTAGTTCCATTATTTGATAAAACTGTTGTTAGTTTTATTCCTGGAAATCATGGAGAGCCAAGAAACTCTGGGAAGAGCTTCACTACTTTTTCTGATAACAGAGATATTATGCTTGGAGAGGAACTAGCAGAGATATTTAAAGAAGCTCCTGCATATAAAAATAAAATAGATTTTATTATGCCAGATTCCTTATCAATTACTTTAGATATATCAGATACAGTTGTAACTCTAGTGCATGGGCATCAGATGAGAGGTGGAGGCAATCCACAGGCAAAAGCAAGAACTTGGTTAGCTAATCAATCTTTAGCTAGAAGTGAAATAGCTGATTCTGATTTATTATTAATGGGACACTATCACTTCTTTTCTGCTTATGAATCAGATGGAAAAAGGTTAATATTACAAGCTCCTAGCTTAGATTCAGGCTCTGAATGGTTTGATAATACTAATGGAGGCAGAAATAGTGCAGGAGTTCTTACTTTAGTAATTGGTGGCTCTGAAAAATGGAGTAATATTAGAGTTATAAGGTAAATAATGAAACTTGAAGTATTAAGATTCAATAGCTCAGATGACTTTACAACAGGGCTATTGTTTGATGTAACAGATAATGTGAGATCCTTTCTCTGCTATACATTAGAGGATCAGGCACAAACAAAAAAGGTTTATGGAGAAACAAGAATACCTAGTGGCACTTATAAGCTAACACTAAGAGCTGAGGGTGGCTTTCACAGTAGGTATGCAGCTAAATTTGGAGATTGGCATAGAGGAATGATTTATGTTAATGATGTTCCAAACTTTGAATATATTTTATGGCATATAGGTAATGATGATGATGACACAGCAGGTTGCTTGTTAGTTGGAAAAACATCACAGGATAACTTTATTGGCAGCTCTACTAATGCTTATAAAGAGATTTATCCACCTATTAGAGATGCAATTCTTAATGGAGATGATGTATCAGTAACTTATATTGATTATGATGGTGCAATAGTTTCAAATAAATCTCAAGATTCTGTTATGAATATATCTCAAGTTTCAAAGAATCAGGAGGATATAATGGATATCTTATCAACAGAAATCAAACATCTAAAAGCTGAAGTAAAAGCTCTTAGACAAGCAATCATACTTAGAGGCTTACAAGCTAAGTAGATCACTATGAAATTAAAATGTAATTCCTGTATGGAAGTTTTAGAATTAATTAACAATGCTTTTGTTTGTATTAATAAAAAATGCAATCAATTTAAGAAAGTACAATCAAGAATAAAAGAGGAGGAATAGTATGTCAGATGATTTAAAAGATATGCTAGAGAGAGCTTTATGGACTTTTATAGAGGCTTTTATTGGAGCTTTAACAATCAGTCCAATGGTTGGTGTAGATGCTAGTGCTTTGCAGATAGCTGCAATATCTGGTGGAGGAGCTGCACTTTCAGTTATAAAGACTTTTGCAAAGAAAAAAATAAGCTAGAATTAAGAGTGGAATTGCAGCAATGCCTTTCCTTTTAGTTACAAGTAGCAATAAAAAAAGAGGAGATTTGTATCTCCTCTTTTTTATTAGTTGAACAGGTGGAGGTTGATATTAGGACTGCATACACTAAGGGGTATATGAATACTCTACCTATTCATTAATAAGCTTAACAGTGGCCTGGTACAAATAATTAATTATTTAGAATCCTTGACAGTATGACATTTTTTTTCTAATCTATAAGAAAGATTGATATTAGGAGGTCAATATGTTAATTCAAGAATGGATATACTTGGGATTTGTAATTTATGGTTTCTTATCCTTTGTATTCACATTATTTTGGTTAAGTCTTTGGATCAGTGAAAAAAGATTACAAAGAGCTAGTAGAAAATTAGATTTTGAAGCAAGACTTAAGAGTGGAGAAATCTTGCACAAAGGAAATATTTTTTAATGTATCCTGAAATAAGAAAAAATAAACATAATTGGGAATATAGATTTCTTTATTGGAATCAAGATATTCCAGAAGTGTATGATTATACAATTCAAACTTCAAAGGGTTTCCAGGTAGCTGAGTCAGCTGCTTGGGGAAATGCAACTTGGGATGGTTGCAGAAATATGAAATATATAGGAAGAAAGAAAGTAGAGGTTGATAATGGCTAAGTTTAACTTAGATAATTATGTAAAAGTAGATGATCTCATCAAGATAATGAATGAGAAATATCCAGAGGGAAGATTAGTATCTGAAATCCTGGACAATGGAGTTGATTATGTTGTTTTTAAGACTAGCTTCTTTGAAACTGCAGAATCAGAAGTGGCTAAATGCACAGGCCATGCTAGGCAACAGAAATCAGATCATCAAAGTTGGTTTGAGAAATGTGAGCAAAAATCTAGAGGTAGATGTCTTAGAGTTCTTTTAGGTACAGAGCCAACAAGAGAAGAAATGGAAGATGTCCTTATAGAAGAGAAAACTACCTCTAAAAAGGCCTCAAATGAGCCAATAGAGAGTAATTTGAGCAAAAAAGTAAAACAACTAGAGGAAGAGGGACTAGTTGAGGATATTTCTCATAAGCAAACAGCTGTTATGGGTAATATCAAACAATTTGCTATGGATCTAACAAAACAAGATTTAGATGAAGCAAGAAGAATTACTGCTCAAGCATTTGGAGAGTTAGGGATATCTAAAACAGATGTTTCTATAAATAATCTTCAATCTATAAAAAATAAGATTCAAGATATAGTAACATTCTCTCAAGCTGAGGTTGATAAAGGAGAATAATGTCAGGTTGGGTACAAGTAGATATATCTTTACTCAGAAATCCTAAACTCATAATGTTTGCTAGAGCTAACAAGTTATCAGAAATGGAAGCTGTAGGAGCTTTAGTAAAACTTTGGGCTTACTCCTTTGAGTATGGTAAAAAGCCAGGTCTAATTCCTAATCCAGAACTCTGTAAAGATGTTATTTGGAATGGATTAGATTTGCTTGAGCCAATGATAAAAGCCAGATTCATAGATAAAAAGAAATCTGATTTCTATGTTCATGATTGGGAAGATAAATATTCTCAACTTGATTCATATAGAAAAATGAATGCTCAAAGACAGAAAGAGTATAGACAAAGAAAGAAGCAGCAAGAATCTGATAAGAAATATAAGGATCTTCAAAAGAAAATCCATCCAGATATTGCTGATGAGATACAGTAATGTTATGTGTTATAACACTGTTACAACAAGTGATGTTACAGAGTAAGAGTAAGAGTAGAGTAAGAGTAGAGTATAGTAGAGAAGATATATATTAGGAAATTAGGAGGTTGAAAATGAAATTTTTTGGAAGGGTTAAGCCAGTAAGTGAAGTTGAATTAGCTTATTTGGAAAAAGATTTATCAAGTTTCAAGAAATTATTTTATGTAATGGAATTAGAGGGAGAGATTTGTAGTCTCAATCCTGAATTTAATACAAATGGAAATCTAAGAAAAAATATAGCCAGAATGAAGAAGATCTATAATTCTGATATCTATATGGAAAATTGTAATTGTGATTTCAAACAGAAAGCACCTTTAACAAAATCTGGAGTTCCTAGAGTCCATAAAAAATATGTGAAAGAATGGGCTTCATAATGGTAGATGTAATTATATTAATTGTTATCTTTGTAGGCCTAAATTATTTGGCTTGGTATCTCATTGATAAAGGCAAATTATAATGAGATTCAAAAAAGAAAAGCATGAATTTAGTTATAGATTGCAATGTGAAAATCCTAAATGCAAAGCTTCTTTTAAAAATAGAGAAGCTGATAGAAAGCATAGATGTTAAATGATTGCTAATTGTTACAAAGAAGAGAGCTGTCCTGGACACTTAACTGTCCAGGAAGCTAAAGATACTTTATCAAGTGCTGCATTCATGACTAGAGATCTAGATAAAGATGCAGTTATAGTTCCTGCTCAAGATTGTTGGAGATGTAGAAAAACAGATCAATCAATCATAGTTATAAGAAAAGATTGGCATACTTTTCAATGGGATTATTCAGGAACAGTTCAAGATATGTTTCCTTACTTATCTGCAAAAGATAGAGAAAAGATTATTACAGGAATGTGTGATAAATGCTTTGATGATTTGG